GATGGCAGAACTGATGGCCGCTCGCAAGCCGGGACGGCCACCTAAAGTAGCCGAAGGAGGCTAATCATGGGCAGCACGATGCTTCAACTCGTCCAGCAAGTTACAAACGAACTGGGCGTCCCGACTCCAAGCACGGTGGCTGGCAACGCCAACCAAGACGTTGTGCAGATTTTGGCGCTGATGAACGCCACGGGATACGAGTTGTTGCGTCGGGCTGATTGGCGCGAATTGACCAAGCAGTATACGTTTTACACCGACGCCACTACGACGACGGGAACGTGGATCAATGGCGGGTATCAAATTACCGGCATCCCTAGCACCGCTGGCTTGTCCACCAACTACCAAGTGCAAGGGATTGGCATCGGCAACGCAACGTACATTACGAGCGTTGATAGCCCAACCGCTGTAACGGTCAACCAAGCGTTTACGCAGGGACAGGTAGGGGGAACATTGACGTTCCAAAAGGTCAAGTACGACCTCCCTTCCGACTACAACAGCACCGTGCCGCGCACCCATTGGGACAAGAGCAAACGTTGGGAAATGCTTGGCCCCGAATCTGCGCAGCAATGGGAATGGCTTTTGTCGGGCTACATTAGCACCGGCCCGCGCATCCGCTGGCGGTTGCTTGGTAAGTACTTTCAGATTTGGCCCGGTGTCAACGCGGGCGAATACCTCGGATTTGAGTATCGCAGCAACGCATGGGCTGAAAGCGCATCTGGCGTAGCCAAAACATCGTTTACGGCTGATGACGACCGTTGCATCTACCCAGATCGCCTTGTCGTATTAAGTACGAAACTCAAGTATTTTGAGGCCAAGGGCTTTGATACGACGGCGCTGTACCGCGATTACATCATGGAACTGGAAACCAGTATCGCGCAGGATACGTCGGCGGCTAACTTGTCGTTTGCCCCGCGCCCGGGTACGGTGCTGATTGGTTACGACAACATCCCGGACAGCGGGTACGGACAGTCGTAATGGCACGCCGCGCTCTCATTCAGCGTGCAGCCGCTAATGTTGCTTCGCTGCCTGCTCCCGTAGGCGGGTGGAACGCCCGCGACTCATTGGCAAACATGGCCCCTACGGACGCCGTGACGTTAGAAAACTTTTTCCCCGGCGTAGCCAGCGTCAATTTGCGTGGTGGGTATAGCAAACACGCCACCGGCTTGCCGGGTCAAGTTGAAACGTTGATGACTTACAACGGCGCGGCAACCACGAAAATGTTTGCCGCTTCTGTAACGGGCTTTTATGACGTAACGTCCTCGGGCGCGGTAGGGTCTGCCGTGGTGTCGGGGCTGACCAATGCCAGATGGGAATACATCAACGTTGCTACGTCTGGCGGCAACTTCCTGTATGCCGTTAACGGCGTAGACAAGCCGCGTCTATACAACGGCTCTACATGGACGGCGATTGATGGTTCGTCTACCCCGTCAATTACGGGCGTTACAACGACGAATTTATCCAACATCAACCTTTTCAAAAACCGCGTATGGTTCATTGAAAAGGACACGCTAAAGGCGTGGTATTTGCCTACATCATCCGTAGGCGGCGCAGCGCAAACGCTAGACCTTTCATCCATTGCCAAGTTTGGCGGCTATCTAGTCGCAATGGGAACGTGGACGATTGACGCGGGCTACGGCGTGGACGACAACCTTGTGTTTGTCACCAACAAAGGCGAAGTAATCGTATATCGCGGCACAGACCCGTCTAGCGCCTCTACTTGGGAATTGATCGGCGTATGGGTACTCGGCGCTCCGGTGTCCAAGCGTTGCTTTATGAAATACGGCGGCGATTTGTTGTTGCTGACGCTGGATGGCTTGCTGCCGCTGGCGTCTGCTTTGCAGTCGTCTCGCCTTGATCCTAACGTCGCCTTGTCGGACAAAATCCAAGGCGCATTTGCGGCGGCAACGTCTACTTACCAAAACAACTTTGGTTGGGTAATGTTGTACAACGCTAAAAACAATGCGTTGATTGTGAACGTGCCGATTTCCGCTGGAAACCAAGAGCAATTTGTAATGAACAACATTACAAAAGCGTGGTGCAAGTTCACCGGGTGGGCGGCTAACTGTTTCACCATTTACCAAGATGACCCGTATTTTGGCGGCGATACATACGTTGCAAAAGCGTGGACTATTGGTAACAGTGGGTTTATTGACGATATCAACAACATCTCTGGCCGCGCCTTGCAAGCGTTTAACTACTTTGAATCGCGGGGGGTCAAGAAATACTTTACCCGCGCTCGCCCAAGCCTGTATTCCAACGGCACGCCGGGAATCAGCCTTTCAATCAACGTGGACTTTAACCAAGCCGACAGCACGGCTGCTATCGCATATTCGCCCCCTATTTTCTCGATTTGGGACACGGCGGTATGGGACTCGGCAACATGGGGAACGGGCGACGTTGTGCAGGCAAACTGGCAGGGTGTGACCGGGATCGGGTATTGCGGGGGCATTCAAATGAACACAACCTCCAAAAACCTATCCCTGCAATGGGCGTCAACGGATGTGGTGTATCAAACCGGATGGGCTGGAATATAACGTCAAGCCCCAGCGTGGGGCATTGGGTTATGGGCGAAATGGACGGGGCGTTTAACCCCGACCGATCCAGCGCCATCGGGTTGCTTCGGGACGGAAAAACCGTTGCCGGGGTGGTCTACGAGAACTTTAATGGCCGGTCGGTGGTGTGCCATATCTGCGTAAAGGGCCGAATGACCCCGGCTTATTTAGCGGCCATCTTTGACTACCCTTTTAACGTTTGTGACGTTCAGAAAGTTATTTGTCCCGTATCAAGCGGGAACGTGCGCGCACAGCGAGTTGTGCGTAAAATGGGTTTCACCGAGGAAGCGCGTCTTAAAGACGCCGACACCGACGGCGATATCGTGTTGTTAACCATGACACGCTCGGCGTGTCGCTTCTTGGAGCCTCGGTATGGGCAAAAAATCACCAGCACCCCCGCCAGCGCCTGATTACGCCGCCGCTGCACAAGCGCAGGGTGCGGCCAATCTAGACGCCGCTCGCCTCACGGCGCGAATCAGCAATCCCAACATCTCGACCCCATTAGGCGGTCAGCGTGTCACGTTCGGCAAAAGCACGTTTGACCAAGCCGGATACGACAAGGCGATGGCTGATTACCAGCAGAAACTGGCGCAGCAGAATGAACCGATTGAATACGGGTCAGACTCCGGCGGGAATGCAATTCGTTTGCCCCGGCCTAGCGGTGGTTCGTTGGTTGCTCCGACCAAAGAGCAATTTACAACTACGACCGACCAAGACACGCCGTTTATTGAGCAATACTTAACGCCGGAAGCGCAAAAGACGCTTGATGCGCAGCAGCGGGTAAGCCTTGCCCTTGCCGGACTCGGCGAACAGGGCATCGGCGTAGCCCGGGACGTTCTCGGCCAGCGGTTTAACCCCAATTTGCGTGACCTTTCCACCGAATTAGGCGGTTACGGGAAAGTCGCCCAAGGGCCGGATTTGATGGGCATGGGGCAGGCTGGCGCAAACGTCGGCGCAGAACAAATCATGTCCGGCGTCCGTGCGGGTCGAGTCAACCGTGGCCCAATGGAAGGGCAATATGGCTACGCACAGGGCGGCGTACAGGGGCCGGAGTTGCAGGGGCGACTAGACCTCAATGGCCTCCCGCAAGCCCCCATAGGGGCTGGTATGACGGCACAACAGGCCATCATGTCGCGCCTTGAGCCGCAGTTGCAGCGCAAGCGTGCGGCCCTTGAAACCCAGTTGGCTAACCAAGGCTTGGTGCGTGGTGGCGAGGCTTACAACGCCGCCATCCAAGAGGCGCAACAAGGCGAGAACGACCTTCGTACACAGGCTGCGTTGCAGGGCATTGGGCTAGATCAGTCTGCCCGGGCGCAAGCGTTTGGCGAACAGCAGGCGGCGGGGCAATTTGCCAACCAAGCCGCGCTTTCTGGATTTGGCGCAAACGTTCAAAACCAGCAGTTGTACAACCAAGCCGTGCAACAGAACTTGCAGCAAGGCTTGTCGGTGCAGGATGCCCAAAACCGCGCTTCGCAACAGTTGTTTGGGCAGCAGTTGGGGGCACAGGAAGCCGCCAACCAAGCCGCTCAACAGCGGTTCGGTCAACGCATGGACATTCAAGGCTTGTATAACCAAGCCCTTGGCCAGAACCAGAACGCCGCGCTTCAGCAGCAGGCGGCGGCTAACCAAGCGCAGGCGCAGCAGTTCAACCAAGCATTGCAGGCCGGCCAGTTTGGCAATACGGCGCTTCAGCAGTCGTTGGCGCAGCAGTTGGCGCTTCGTAACCAGCCGCTTAACGAAATCGGCGCGCTCATGTCGGGATCGCAAGTGCAGATGCCGCAATTCCAAGGCTATACGGGCGCAAACGTCGGAGCGGCCCCGGTCTTTGGTGCAGCGCAAGCGCAAGGCGATTTCGCGCAACGTAATTATCAAAACCAAGTTGCGGCATATAACGCAAAAATGGGCGGATTGTATAACTTGCTTGGCAGCGCGGCTGGTGGCGCGTTTGGCGCAGGCGGAATGTTTGGAAAGGGGCCGTAATGCTCACGCCATACCAATCGTTTGAAGGGCCAAACCAGCAAATCGGCCGTGGTCAGCGCCTAGCACAAATGCTGCAAAACCGTCCGGCCAGCAATTTTGCGGCGAATGACCCGACTACGCAGCCGCAGCAATACAACGCTCCGCAAGTGGCGACAAATGGATATGGCGCAGCACCGCAATCGGCGCGTTTGTTCCCGCCGAATCCGATAGCCAAGCAACCTATGCCCAAAACGCCGGGAATGTATAACCCGCAGGGCGGCGACTTTAAGGGTGACTACTATGGCGGTTAAATATACGCAGACGTATAAAACGTATGAGGACGCTGACGCAGCGGCTCGTCGCGCACAGGCGCTTGCAGAAGCCTTGCAACAACAAGCGTATCAGCCAATCCAAATGAGTGCCGCTGCTCCTGTGTCGTATACCGAAGGGCTTGCAAAAGTCTTGCAAGCGTATATGGCTGGTCGGCAACAAAGCAAAGCCGCTGAAGCCAAAAAACAAGCAGAACAAAAAGTCACAGAAGCAAGCGGGCAAATTGCAGGCCGATTGATGGGCGGCGCTCCGATACGCGACGTTAACGTCACGCCAGATGAGTCTGGACTTGCAGAAGTTAAATTGGAATCGCAATACAAACAAAGTCCGCAAGACGCGCTTCGCATGGCAACTACAAACGTGGGGCAGGCCGCAATGCGCGGCAATCCTTTGCTTGCTTCCATGCTTGCGAAAGGATTAGAACGCCCAGATCAGACCAAGATTTTTGGGGACATTAATCCGTCACATTACACGCCGGATAGTGTGAAAACATTTGCGGCAACCGCAGCAGCAGGGCGACCCGATTATTCATTGTTAAAAGCAGCCGACAAAGAGGCTGTCCCAACTGACCTTGCTAAAACTGTCGCAGAAAGGGATGCATTTGAAAAAGCCAATCCGCAAGACCCGCGGATTGCTATTTGGAATGACAAAATTAAAGCACTTACAACTCCGCCGGGAACAATTGTTAGTTTTGGCAGCCCGCAAATTGTTAAAGACCCACAAACTGGTAAAAACGTACTTTATCAACCAAATCCAAGAGGCGGCCAAGGGCGGTTTATTGCCGAAGCAGAGCCTGCGGATACATCCAAGCCGTTGCCTGCATCGGTGGCAGAAGATTTTGCACAAAACGCAAAACATAAAACGCAAATTAATCTTGCGCTTGATTTGCTTTCTGGAAAAACCGTCAATGTGGGCGGCGAGGCTGTTAAGGGCGATCCCAATGCGGTTGGCATGAAAGGCGCATTGCCGCAAGCCATTTTGAATCGTAGAGACCCGGGCGGCGTTGCAACACGGGCAGCAATCGCCAACATTAGTTCAATGGTTATTAAAAACCGCAGCGGCGCAAACGTCACCGTTGGTGAAGAACCAAGATTAATGCCATTTATTCCCGGCCCAACGGATGACACGCCAACTGTTGTTAAAAAATTGCGTGGATTGTTGAATGAAATCAATAACGAAGATAGCGCACGATCAGCCATATATGGCCCGGAACAAGGGTATAAGCCTTTTTCAATCCCGGGAGCGCCTAAACCATTAAGTGACGCAGAAGAAGCGGAATATCAACGCTTAAAAGCAAAGGCGGGTAAATAATGCCTCTTACCCCAGAAGAATCCCAACGCCTTCAACAGTTGGAAGATATGAAGCGGCTTGCTGAACTTGAGCAACGCCGCGCAATGAGTCATACGGTATCTGCCCCTGTTGCACCGGAAGAATCAGAAGAATTTAAGCAAGGTCGGCAATTACCGGCTTGGGCGCAATTTGGCTTAAAAGTTGGCGATGTGTTGGGGATGGGATTCCCGCAGCGCGTCATGTCTAAAAAAGGTCAAGAATTTACAGGCGGCGCAATTAAACAATTTGAAGAAAGCAATCCTGTGCTTTCTCCGTTGACAACCGTTGCAGCATCTATTCCAAGCGGATTTGGTTCAACCAGTATTCCTGTACGAGGCGCACAAGAATTAACCGCATTAGGGCGCATGGGTCGTGCAGCAATTGGCGGCGCAACTCAAGGCGCAATTAGCGGTGCGGGACAATCACGCGCTACAACGCCGGGTCAATATGCCATTGATATTTTGCAAGGCGGCGCATTAGGCGGTGGTACAGGCGGCGCAGGATCGGCAATTGGCGCGGCTGTTGGCCCAGTACTTACTAACGTTGCAGAACGCACCAGCAGAACCGTTGCGCTTAATGAAGCACAAAAACGTCTTGCTAGAGCATTGATGCGTGATACGCCGGAAGGTATGGATTTTGAAACGTATGTGCGTTCGCGCATGAATGAACTTGGCCCAGAAGCAAGAATGTTTGACACGGGTGAAAACACTCGTAAATTGGCAGATATTCTTGCCACTATTCCGGGCCGCGCAAGGTCAGAACTTTTAGAAACCGCAGAGGGTCGCGCAGCAACTCGCGGCGAACGATTAGCGGCTTCTGCGGAAGAAAATCTTGGCACAGGCGGCAAACGGTTAGCATCAACTGTGGATGATTTGGTGCGTACACGCCAACAAGATGCAACTCCATTGTACACGCAAGCCTATTCCATGACGGTTAATGACCCAAGCGGCACGCTTTCGGCATTGGTTCGCCGCGCCGATGAACTTGGCGCAACAAAGTTGGCTAGAGATATTGCAGAAAACGAAAAAGTTACTCGCGGATTGCCCGGTTGGTCATTAACTCCGCAAAACGTTGCGGCAACTGGAAATTTTGCCAATGTACAACCCAAGTTTAATGTTTCTGACCTTGGCAGAATTAAAGAAGGTTTGGATACCCTTATTTCAAAACAATATGACGCAATAAACGGAAAATATACGCCGTTTGGAACGTCACTTATGGCGTTGCGGGACAAATTAAAACAAGAAACAATCAAACTTACGACTGATCCAAAAACTGGGAAATCAGCATATCAAGATGCGCTTGAAGCATTTGCTGGCCCGAGCGGAATGATTGATGCCGCAAACGCGGGAAGATCATCGTTAAATCGCAACGTTTCTGCGGATGCTTTGCGCCGCGATTTGCAAAACATGACGGAATCCGAGCGCGATGCGTTCAAAATTGGTGTGTTTGAAGCAATCCGAGACAAAGTTGGCGGTTCATCTGGCGGCAGAACCGAAATGCTTAACTTGGTGCATAACTTTGTGCCAAGAGAAAAGTTAGCGGTAGTGTTTGGTTCAGAAGAAGCGTTTAACAAGTTTTACAGAACGGCTGCGGCAGAGCGTGTAATGCGCGAAGCCGAAAGCATGGGACGCGGATCACAAACCGTTGGCCGAGCCGCTGAAATGGGCGAATTAGATGTTTCGCCAACATTAGAAGGGCTTTCTATGGCGGGGAATGTGGCTGCTGGAAATGCTCCGGGCATTTTGGCTGGCGGCGCAAAAATGTGGAATCGCGTGCAATTACCAGAAAACACACGCAATCAACTTGCGCGGTTGTTAATGCAACGCGGGCCAGAAGCCCAACAGGAAGCGTTTAACATGATGGAAACGATTAGACGCATGAACCAACAACGAGCGCGACGAGCCGCCATAATCGGTTCGGCTGGCGCGGGCGCAACGTCGCAGGAGTAAGCCATGAGTTTTAACGGTTCGGGTACATTTCAGATCAACACCGCCGGACAGCCGGTCGTTACCGGCACTACGATTACGTCTACGGCGTTTAACGCGCTGACGGCTGACCTTGCTACCGGCCTGTCCACTTGCATCACTAAGGACGGCCAGACCACGCCCACGGCCAACATTCCGATGGGCAACAACAAGATCACCGGCATGGCGGCGGGTACGGCGGCAACCGATGCCGCAAACCTTTCGCAAGCGCAATCCACGGCAACGAAACTGCTGTCGGTATCCGGCACGGACACCATCACGGCTTCTGGTTCGCCTACCGTTGCGGCGTATTCCTCGGGCGCGATGTATTACTTCTCGCCCGCAAACACCAATACCAGTTCGGTCACGATCAACATTGACTCGCTTGGCGCAAAGGCTATTACCAAAAACGGTTCTAACGCGCTAATTGCTGGTGACCTTACCGCAGGTCGATTGGCCGTCATTGTGTACGACGGCACGCAGTTTCAGTTGGTCGGCACGGCGTCGCTTGGGAACATTTCCATCAGCGGCAACACGATTACGACGACCAATAGCAATGGCGATTTGATCCTTGACCCTAACGGAACGGGCGTGGTGCTGGTCAATTGCACAACGTCTGATTGGGGTGCTGGATCGGCTGCAATGGAAGTTAAATCCGATTCCTCTGGAAAACTATATCCAATTATTTTGGAATCTGTGCAATCCGGTCGCGGCGGAATTGTGTGGAACCAAGCCACAACCGGCGATAATGCGTTTTGGTATTTTGATACTGAAGCATCGCCCACGATTCGCGGAAGTATTACTTACAACCGTGCAGGCGGTTCTACCGCATACAACACAACTTCGGATTACCGATCCAAGGATGTTTACGGGCCTGTTGAAAATAGCGGCGCACAGTTAGATGCGTTGAAGGTTTATCGCGGCAAAATGCACGGCGCAACGATAGAGCGCCCGGTCATGTTGGCACATGAACTAGCAGAGGTTGCCAAGTACGCCGTCAATGGCGAAAAAGACGCCGTAAATGAAGACGGCTCGCCTAGATATCAGCAAGTTGATTACTCAATGATGGTTCCGTTGCTTATTGCTGAAATTCAATCCTTGAGGGCGCGTGTTGCTGCGCTTGAAGCGAAATGAGCGAAGATCACGAAGTGAGAATCCGAACGGTAGAAAGCAAATTGGCATCGCACGAAGCGGTTTGCGCCGAACGCTATCAAGGCATTAAAGACGATTTAAAAGATTTTAAAATATTGATTGTTACTGTGGGCGGTGCATTGATTGCAGGAATGGCGAAACTGTTGTTTTTGTCACATTGATGGACGCGATTGATTTACTAATCAAAGCATGGCCGGTGCTGTTTGGCATCGTGACGCTTATTATTGTGCTTTCCAAGTTAGATTTAAGAGTTGCCGTTCTTGAGGACAAGATCAAGACGTTGTTCGATTTGGTGAACCGCAAATGATGCCGTTGATTCAGACCCTGCTCACCAATGGACTAGGGTTGGTTGCCAATGCCGTGATGGCAAAGGGCAAGGAGTGGGTAGAGGATAAAACTGGCGTCAAACTGTCACCCGATATGCCGCCCGAGCAAATCGCGCAATTAAAAATTGCCGAAATGCAGCACGAAGAAGAATTGATGCGGCTGCGGCTTGAAGAAAACAAATTAGACATTGAGGCATTTAAAGCCGAAGCGTCTGCGGTAACCGACCGCTGGACTGCGGATATGTCCTCGGACTCATGGCTCTCCAAGAACATTCGGCCTATGACACTTATTGCCATCCTCGCCGGGTACTTTCTGTTTGCATTCATGTCAGCGTTTGGTATGGAAGCGAACGAATCGTATGTCACGCTGCTCGGCAACTGGGGCCAAATCGTGATGCTGGCTTATTTTGGTGGCCGCACGGTTGAAAAGGTCATGGAGATGAAGCACAAATGAGCCTCGTCGCAGACCAAGCGGCGTTCCTGCTAGACGCTTGCAAACTGATCGCCAAAGCCACGGAAATGGGCTTTACGGTGACGGGCGGCGAACTGGCCCGCACCATTGACCAACAGCAGATCTACGTCAAAACCGGGCGTAGCAAAACGATGAACAGCATCCACATCAAAAGATGCGCCATAGACCTAAACTTTTTCAAAGACAACAAGTTAGTGTACGATGTTGATGCTTTACGTCCCGTAGGTGAGTTTTGGGAGTCGTTGCACCCCAAAAACCAATGGGGCGGCAAGTGGAGGTTTGTGGACGTTCCACACTTCCAACGTACCGTATGAGGTTATCGTGCCAATTCGACGGATTTCCGACGATCAGTTAGTCGCAAGCCTTCGGAAACACAAAGGGATTAGGGTTGAAGCCGCCAAGGAACTTGGTTTGAGCGTGCGGTGCGTTATGGAACGCGCCGGGGCTTTGGAGGCGGCGGGGATAGAGGGCATACAGACCACTTACCATTCCCCCAAAACCGACAAAAAGGAATTTGAATTTACCCCGCTCCCCCGCGACGATATTTCCATTGAGGAACTCATCCAGCACCGGAAGCGTCAGTTCGCCAATAAGCGTAATTACGAAGAAGCATCCAAGTTAATCCCGATTCGCATCAAGATTCCCGGCCCGATTGGAATCTTGCATTTTGGAGACCCCCATGTGGATGATGACGGCACGGACATTGAGGCGCTAGAGCGTCATACGGCGCTGGTAAACGCTACCGAAGGGATGTTTGCCGTGAACGTGGGTGATACAACCAATGCGTGGACAGGAAGACTTGCTTCCCTTTATGCCGACCAAAGTACGTCAGCGGCGCAGGCTTGGCAGTTGGCCGAATGGTTTATAAACCGATGCAATTGGCTATACATGATTGCCGGAAACCATGATTTATGGGCTGGCGCGGGCGACCCGTTGAAATGGATCGCTAAACAACAAGACGCGCTATACAAAGCGTCTGAAGCCCGCATTGAACTGAAATTCCCCAACGGCAACTCGGTGCGGGTCAACGCCCGCCACGATCACGCAGGCTCGTCCATCTGGAACCCCGCTCACGGCCCGATGAAGGCGGCACTTATGGGAACCCGCGACCACGTTTACGTCGCCGGTCACAAGCATGAAAGCGCGTACAGCGTCCTTAAAGACCCGATCAACGGCATAACCATGCACGCCCTCAAGGTCGCCTCATACAAGGTTTACGACCGTTTTGCGAAAGACCGTGGGTTCAGGGACAATTCCCTATCGCCCTGCGCGGTGACGATAATTAACCCTTTGATGGCTGATAATCATCCAGACTTCGTAAAAGTGTTTTGGGAACCGGAAGTCGGCGCGGACTATTTGACGTACCTTCGCAAGAAAAAATGAAACGGGACGACGAGGACGAGTTGCTGTGGGCGCAGCCAGACTTGTGCCAGAAGTGTGTTTGGCTATGTCCGTGGAACGGCTCGGGGTACGGCTGCTCTCACCCTAGTCAGAGAAAGTTGTTGCAAGGGGGTGTAGTGTGCGGAGGAGAGCATTTCAAAGCCACAAGGCCGTGGCACCTCCCCCGCGACCCCGAATAGGGCTGTTCTACAAACCCCCGCACGCCGCCGCAGATTGCTGCGTGGCAATGCTCAAGGCGCTGACGCCCGATTACGACGTAGAACTGCTGGACATTGCCGACTGCACCTACGCCAAAATGAGATCGCTTCAGATCGTGGCATTTCCCGGCGGGGTCGGCGAGGCTGACGATTGGTCGCAGATTTTCCAAGATGCGGCTAAAGATGTAAGGCTGTATGTACAAAAAGGCGGGGCGTATCTTGGCATCTGCATGGGCGCTTACTGGGCTGGCCCGGGCTACTTTGATTTGTTAAGAAACGTCAACGTAAATCAATACGTCCGCAAGGCCGAGATCAAGCGTTCATATCAGACGGTTGCCCGGGTGACATGGAACGGCCAGCCGGAAACCATGTTTTTTTGGGACGGGCCGCAGTTCACAGGGTCAGATTTTGAGACGGTGGCGACCTACGCCAATGGCGTACCTATGGCGATTCGACAGGGGCGGGTAGGGCTGATCGGGTGTCATCCGGAAGCCGAGGAATCGTGGTTTACTCGGAAATACTTGCGCCGTCATTGGCACGGCGGGCGACATTGGGAATTGCTGCGGGCGTTTGTACGCACGTTGTGTGTACAGTCACCGCATCGTAAGTAGGGTCATCTCACGCAAAACCCAATCGGCTTCAACGTCCAAGCCTTGAGCGCGCATCCGGTACAGCACTTCGTTAATGGTTAGTTCGCGGGCTTGTCCATAAGCCCACGGCGCGGCGGCTAATTCGGCCTCAAATGCGTCACCCTCGGGGGTAACAAAGGGGTCGTCCTCAAAACGGCTCATAAGCGTCCTGTCGCGGGTTATACGCAAGGTTTACAAGTAATCCACGCCCCATCGTCGGCAAGCAATGTTGGGTTCTGGAACGTGTCTCCATTCTTCGTCCACCATGCGGTTACGATTTTGGAATAAGTCTAAAAGCCATGCAATGACGTTCATGCGAACAACTCCTGTTGGCCGATTATGCGATAACTCGCATAAGCCTTGCCGTTGGATTGAATTGTTGACGTTTGAATGTTTAACCCTTCGGCCCGTAGGTCTGCAATGCGAGCCGCCAGTCGAAAGCACCCGTATTCGCGCAGCGCATCCAACGGGGTGATGGATTTGCCGGATTGAAGGTGCGTGCGGATTATGTCGTTTTGGGTCATTTGTCGGTTCCCTCTTTCGGCGGCGGGAAATCTAATACCCACCCTTCTGCAAGCATCTCTTGTTCTTTTGCGGCGGCAACAAGGGCAGCAAAGCGTTCAAGACGTTTAATCAACACCGGAAACTCTGGCCCTGTTTCGTGATTGCGACCAACTCGTTTCCATCCCGCCTCTTTCGCCATGCGGATGTAATCGTCGCGGGTCATTGCGGCGATCCCCACTTGAACTCGCCGGTTCGCGTGTCGTAATGGCCGCATTGCAACTCAATGGCCGAGTTACGCGCCGTGCGGTTGGCGAGGCCATAGCCAATCCACGCGCCAAGAACCATCCCGGCAAATAACGACACCGCAAACGGAATCCAGAATTCTTGATCTTTCACAACAATCCCTCTTTGGCTAATTCGTTGATTGTTCGTGCCATTCCTTCTAGGTGCGCCAGCCGCACATAGTCCCTCTCAAGGTCTGTATGCGAGCGGCGGTCTATGGCGTCATGACACGCGCTACAAGCCCAAGCCGCTATCAAATCTGGTGATTTCATCCCCATGCCGCTGATTCCGGCCATGCGAATATGGGCCAGCACGGTAGTGCGTGTGTCGCCGTTGCATATTTCCGGCAATCGCACCATGCAAGGACGATCCTTTGCCGCTCGGCGTAAAAACGTCATTTCGCTAATTCCTTTGCCCATAATCAACCTCGGGATCGGGTATATCTATGCCAAGGTCGGCGCACCGACGCTGGATAAACTCAAGAAAATCGCTGAATTCTGCGGCGGTAAACTTGCCGGATCGGCGCAAAGGCTTGTATTTGACGCGCCCCAATACGTCCACGGTTTCAACGCCGCCAAACTCCATCAAGAACCAATCATGTAAATCGTTCTTGTCAAAGCCCTGCAACTTATCCCCGCCCTGTTCAAATATCGTCGGGTAGACAACCCCAAACAGATACGCCAACTGTTGATTGGTGCGCGGTTTTTTAAACGGCTCCAACACCAATTGCCAAGCGATAGACGTATCCAGACCCTTGAGCATCAACCGAAGCGATTGCTCAATCGCATCCGTGCGGGTCTTGGGCGGGAATATGCGTTTCAAAACGGCGTGTCCGAATCTGCCCAGTTATCTTCGGTCAATTGGTTTTTCGGCAACGGTGCAGCGTTTGCCGGAACCTTGGGCGCGTAGGCTTTCTTTTCCTCGACCGCAAGGCTCATGTAACTGTCGCCCGT